CTGGTACTACAAAGGTACAGCTTTCACTTCTGACGATATTGGCGATTTCTTCGGTTTCGTCTACTGCATTACTAATATCCAGTCGTCTAAACAATACATCGGTAGAAAATATTTCATCCAAAAACGTAAGCCTAGAGGTGGTAAGAGACGGGTTACGTCTGAGAGTGACTGGAAACGATACTATGGAAGCTCTAACGAACTTAGTGCAGATAGAAAGCTTCTTGGAAACTCAGCGTTCAAACGAGAGATCCTCTCCTTACATTCCAGACTTGGAGATGTAAACTATGAAGAAACTAAACAACTGTTTCTAAATAATGTATTGCAGGAAGCGCTTGACGATGGCTCTCCAGCATACTATAATAGCAACATTCTTGGCCGTTACATGAGGAAGGACTATGGAGATTTTAGAACAAACACTCAGAACCTCCCATGATTGGGCACTCAGTAGGATTCATGAATTATCTGAAGATTCTGATGTTGATAAGGTCAATGATGCTATGGCGATTCATAGAGAATTCAGAGAGTGGTTTGATCAAAGGTATGATGAACATGACATTTTCTCATTAGAATACATTGGTGAGGGTAGTGACTATGCAAAATGAAGAGAAGTATTCTCCAGCACAATTAAAGTTGAGGAAAGAGGTATTAGCAATACTTCTTAAGAAGTATGGACATGAGAATAATAATAAAGCAATATATGAATGTGCTGATGAGTGGGTAGAAAAGTATCCTATAAGTGCTGGTGTTGTTGATTATTATGGTGCTTATAAACAATCTTTTATAAATAAATCATTATTAAGAAATGTTAAGTAAAATGTTTTGTAAAATGAAAAAGTCACTTAAAGAGTATAGGGAATGGCAGTTAAAGTTTTATTCAAGAGCAGAAGATACTTTGGAACAAAGATTGGCAGGTATTAAAGCTGCTAAAGGAAAATTAGAAGAACAGATGGAAAGAGATGCTACTGTTAGATTGCATAAAGATATTAAGGAATCAAGTGTTGAAGAATAATTAGATATCTGTTATAATATTATTGTTGTTATTGTTATGTAATGGATTATAAAACTGCGGGTGTTGATATAGAAGCAGGAGATGCTTTTGTGGATCAAATTAAAGATATTGTTAAATCTACTCATAGGCCAGAGGTCTTGGGTGGATTTGGTGGTTTTAATGGAATGACAAGAATCCCTGCTGGATATGAGAAACCTGTATTAGTTTCTGGTGCTGATGGTGTAGGAACTAAAGTACATGTTGCTGAATTAAATGCAACTGGTAATCCATCTGTTATGCAGGGTATAGGTATTGATCTTGTTGCCATGTGTGTCAATGATGTGATTACATGTGGAGCAAAACCATTATATTTTTTAGATTATATTTGTACATCAGATATATTATTACATGGAGAACTTGTAAAAGAATTAGTTAATGGTATAGCAGAAGGATGTAAGCAATCTGGATGTAGTTTGTTGGGTGGTGAAACAGCAGAACATCCACAACGTTTGGCAACGGTACCTCCTATAAGAGATATGTCAGGATTTTGTACTGGTATTGTAGAAGAGAATGAAATAATAGATGGAAGGTTAATCCGTGAAAGTGATGTAGTTATTGGAATAGAGAGTAGTGGTCTTCATAGTAATGGATATAGTTTGATTAGAGATATGTTATTCAGACATAAGATTTTTCTTAATGGAGGTTATGAAGATGGTACAATGAAAGATTCAAGTCCTACTCCAGAACTTCTTAACCCTACTATCATCTATGCTTCTGTTGTTGCAAGTCTAATAAAAGATTTTCCTATTCTTGGTATGGCACATATAACTGGTGGTGGTATACCAGGTAATCTACCAAGGTGTATTCCAGATGGTTTGACAGCACAAGTAGATTATAACTCTTGGCCAATGCCTAAGTTATTCAGTAAGATTATGCTTGCTGGTGAGATACCAGAAGAGGATATGAAGAAGACATTTAATATGGGTATTGGTTATTGTCTAGTAGTTCCACCTGATGTTGTTACAGATGTTCAGTTAAGAATACATGGACATGATATGAAGTCGTGGGTAATAGGTAAGATAACTATATAAGAGTAGATATTACTATTCTTATGCCTGAAGAAGTAAAAGAAGAAGTTGTAGAGGAAACGAAAGGTCCTCTTCAAAAATTAAAAGATAAGATTCTTCCTGATGAAGATGAGCAAGCAGCAATCATTAGTACATTTGTACGACTAGGAGTTCTTGTGTGGTCCGGAGGAATATTGACTCTTAATTATGTTGCTATACCAGGAGTACCACAACAAAAAATAGATCCAACTTTCATAGCTTCAGTTTTCACAGGAGTTTTAGCTAGCTTCGGAATTCAAACAGCATCTAAGAAAGGTGATGGAACTATGAAGATGAATGGTAATGGCAACGGTAATGGTGGAGTACCTCCAGTTACTGCAAAAGACATTGAAGCAATCATGGCAAAATCATCTGGTGGTCCTGTTCAAACTATTAGAGTTGAGCAAGCACCTCTTAAGATTACTACAGACACAAAGCCTGAAAAACCTTATACATTATAAAATCGATTCATTGTTATGACTATTTGGCAAAATTATATAAGCACCTATAGGTCAATGTTGCCCTGTAAGATTGAAAACTTATGGGCATCTTGGCAAGCAAAGGGAACATCTCTGAATGCTATAGATCATTCACATCAATATCTACTTAAGTCAAGACAGGTTGATATACATGATGGGAAGAATGTTGATATCTTTAATTGTATAGCATACCCAAAGACAGGGAGTAATCTTCCTTGTTTTGGTATGGACTTGATGAAGTTCTCACCAAAGAAGATTATTATAGTATTTGATTTTCAACATCCAGTAGAGAATTATTTGTTTGAGGTTCCAGGATTACCATACGGAAGAGGTGATTATCGATTCTTTGAACCAGGTAATCATTTCTCAAAGAATATTTACATACAATATTGTAATGAATATGAGGTTGATGCTCACTTACCAATGTTTGAGAAGTATCTTCAATGTTATGTTGACATGTTAGATGCCACTAAACCAACTGGTGAGGATACAACTTTCTATAAGGACTTTGATACTTACATGACAAAACTTGACCCAGTATCAGGATTTCTTGCTGGTAAGTTTGGTAAAGAAAAAGCAGAGAGTTTGGTCAATGATTTCTTATTCTCATATAAATAAAGTGATTTTATAATTATGAATTATGATAAGTCATAGTAAGAAATTAGTTGTCAACGGAAATAAAGTTACTACGTTAGAAGACTATGCTCCAGTTCATAAAAGAACTAGGGCAGGTTCTAATGGTAAATTGTTAATGTGTCCTCATTGTGGAAGTAAGCAATCAATAAATAATTTTTCATGGTCAACTTTGGAATGTGTACATTGCCAGTCTAAGGTTAGTAAGTATGATTGGATGGTTGACCAAACTGATACATGGAGGACTCCTAAGTAATGTGGAACTTAAACATTGGTAAAGCATTCCATAACCTTAAAGAATGGGATAAGGCATGGGCAAAGAAGATACAAGAAAAATTTAAGTTAACTGATTATCAGATGCTGTGTCTTGCATTTGGTAAAGGGTTTATTATAGGTGCAATACTTTTATGATTGACACATCACCCAGTTCGATTAGGGTATTTTTTATAATTACTTTATCAATTGCGTGGTTGGTTATTTTTAATATACCAACAGAGGACTAATGGAATTAACAGAAGAAAATGTACTCAAAGTATTAGAGGAACTTATTCCCTATATTGAAGCTGATGGTGGATACCTTCAACTTTATGATATAGAACATGAAACAGGATATGTTAAAGTAAAATTAGGTGGTGCATGTGAGACATGTGCTATGAGTACTATGACGTTGAAGCAAGGTATAGAAAAGAAATTGATGATGGAGATACCAGATGTAGTAGCAGTTATTCAGGTTCTCTAACACAGTCAGGAAGTCCACACTGAACTAGGCAAAATTACCCAATCTGTGCTATAAATATTTGATAGTACGGGATTGAAAAATCATGCCCCTGACGCAACAAAAGAATTACACAGTAGGTTATCACGACCTACAACATAAGCATCATGAGATATGTGAGTATGCAGTAGATGCATATCAAGCAATACAGAAATCCAAGGAGGATGTTCCTACATTAAAGGAGCACCCTCATTTTATTGACTATTGCGTAACAGAAGAAGTACAAAAGATTTCTGATTTTATGGCTTCTGGAATCCCAATGGGACATTAATTATGAGAGACGAAATTATGTGGTGGATGAGCAGATTAACTATTATGCTCACTTCACTCTTTTTATCATTTTCATTAGCAGCACAAGCATATGCTGCTGAGATACAAATGGGTTCTGGAGGCAATTTAGTCTTTGAACCAAACGAGGTTACTATTGATGCTGGTGATACAGTTACCTTTGTTAATAACGCATTACCTCCTCACAACATCATCTTTGATAAATTTGCAAGTTTATCCAGAGAGTCATTGATGTTTACTCCTGGCGAGACACAAGAAATTAAGTTTGCTACTGCAGGAGATTATGATTTCAAATGTGCTCCTCATGAGGGTGCTGGTATGAAAGGTGTTATTCACGTTAAATAATACTAATAACAATCATTAATATATGTTATCAACACAATATCGTTTGAGACTAGAAGCAATCTGTAAAGACATTGCTTCTGGTACAGAGGTTAGTCTAGAAGATATGATCTGGGCTGATAAATTAGCAAAAGCAAATACTGCTGCTAGAGGTATGTTAAACACTGCAAGAAGAATGAGTACTGACCCTACTGATTCTTTTCTTAATGAGTTGAATATAGGAGACCCCGATCCAACTCATCATCGTAGGGGTTTCGGAGATCCACAAGATGTGGTAGACTGGTTCCATCAGGAAAGGTCTGATGATTGGAGGCAAAGAGATTAATGATTTTTTGGATTGGATTTTTCGTTATGTTTTTTAATGAAGGATTTGTTATGATGAGGCATGTATCACCGTGGTTCGCAAGACAAAGAGATAAGTTTATTGATAAGTATGGTGCTAATGTGTGGTATAGATTCCATGGTACATTAGATTATGTTTGGATGATATTTGTAGGTCTTGGTTTGATATTCAATCCTAATAGATTATTTCATATAGCAGTACTAGCAACCTTTTGGGGTGCTTCATTTTCAATATTTTATTTACCGAGGTGGAT